AATCTAACTACCGCTTCGGTTAATAATGGATGAAAAACTCCACAAGCACCATCCCACGGTTGAGTTCTGTTTTCTATTTTAAGACCTAATTGATCTAAACCTTTAATATAAGTCTCTTCCCAGTCTGATCTTGACTCTCTATCGCTTTTATAACTAGAAACTAACTCAGAAGCCAATTCATCTAGCTCTGAATCTCCCATGAATTCAGCAAGATTGTCATTAAATTCATCTGTAAAGTCTGAAGAATCAGGATCAAAGTCTATAAGCAGACCTCCATCCTCAGTTCCTATTTCAATTTCTTCTGGATTTGTTACCAAAATTTCAAGGGCGTTATCTTTTACGATAGATTCGGGTGTTTGTAGCGGTTTTTCTGCCATTTAATTACCTAGATTTTTTTCTTCTAACAATTTTGGGTTTCTTTTTAGCTATTTTAGTAGGTGATTTTCCACCTTCCCAAGCTTCATTAACATCTTCAGTGGACTTATCATCAGCAACGTAAGTGCCTTTTTCAGTTCTTGCTCTAACGGGTTTTTTAGATGAAGGATAATTTGTTGTTTTTTTAAGAACAACAGCCTCTTTGCTTTCTGTTAAGCGTTCTTCTATTTGTTTAGATTTTTTAATAACTTTTTCAGTTACTTGATTAGCTTTTTCTATTGTCTTTCTTTCAAAAAAAGATGATATTCTTTCCCAAAATTTCATAAATGCTCCTTTAATAATATTCTGCTCTTGTTCCTACAAACTCTTCATCTTCTTCATCAGAGTGCAAAGGAACAAATCCACCTTGACGGAATCTTAACAACGCTTGCGTTGAAGAGTCTACCAAGTCATCGTGCTCTCCACTAGGAAAAGCAGCAAATTCTTCTATAACTTCTTCAGAGAATCTTTTCTCTGGTGCCCATACTATACCTGATGCAAATAGATCAGCCACAGCATTAACTCTAGCTACCTTATCATTACCACGACTAGGCGTGTATTCTGATACAGGTATGCCCATTGCTCTTAATTCAAAAATTAAAGGCATTCCAGCAGCTTTGCCTTCAACTATAAACGCATCTGGTTGCCATTCTTTCCAATGATCAAATGCTTTTCTTTTAAGTTCAGGAAATTCCATACGATCTTTTATAGCGTCTAACAAAATAACATTGGGTTGCATTATTCCTGTTCCTTCAGCTTCTTTATAAAAAACTCCCCACGTTGTACATGCCGAATAGTCAGCACGTTGTGTCTTTAAGAAAGCCGTATCCCAAGATTGAATAATAAATTCACATTGAGGAGGAACATCAGATTCCCAATTTTTCCACCATTCTCTTTTAACAATCGCTCCTTCTTCTGAAGTAGGGTCTTGTTGGTACTGAGCAGACCATTTTGATATAGGAAGTTCTGCTTTTAATTTTTCAAGTTCTTTTATATCCCAGAACTCTTGCCATAAACTTTTACCAGAAGGCAAAATGGCAGGAAACTCTATAACCTCCCAATCATCTACGCCTTCTCTTTTCTGCTGTGCTCTTAATATTTGACCCGTCAAATCTCTTTTATGCCAACGTGTCATTACAATAACGATAGAACCGCCCGGTTGTAAACGTTGTCTTGGTCCAGATGTATAGTATTCGTACACTCTGTCAAAAACACTAGGGTCTCCGCTTTGTCCTTCTTGCTCTGAATGAGGATCGTCTATAATTAAAACATCCGCACCTTTACCCGTTACAGCACCGCCCACACCAATCGCAAAGTATTCTCCGCCTTTATTAGTGTTCCAACGTCCAGCAGCTTTAGAGTCTGATTGCAACGCAACATCAGGAAACACTTCTTTAAAATCTTCCGATCCAACCAAGTTTCTTACCTTACGTCCAAAGCCTACTGCTAGTTCAGCCGTGTGAGCAATCTGAATAATTTTCTTATCAGGGTACTTACCCAGATACCAAGCTGGCAATAAATAAGATGCAAACTCCGATTTAGTATGACGGGGTGGCATGTTAATAATTAATCTTTTTAAATCACCGTTAGCTACACGATCAAAGGCATCAGCCATTTTAGTGTGATGATAGCCTTCTATGAAGGCAGCCCATATGTGTTTAACAAATGGAAGGAAGTTATCACTGCAAGCAATTCTGTTCGAGGCTTGTTCGTACTCTTCTAATAATGATAAAAAAAGCTTCTGCTCACTGACGGGCAATGTTTTGATTTTATCAAGGTATTGATTAGACAAGTTAGCCCCCACAACCTTTATAGATTTTTACTACCAAAGGAGAGCAATCTTCTGTGGAGTGATTGTGGGAACTAGGAATTGTTTCATCTAGTTTATAACTAACTATATTAATACTTAGTATATAACTAGCTAGTTTTAAACTGTTGAGAGCAAAGCTCTCCAAGATTTTACACATTATTCATACCTTCACTTGTTCGTCAAGTGTTTTTCAAACAATTTATCAAGCTCATCTTTTGAATCTTCCATGCGAGCCAACCATTCTTTCTTTTTATCTAAGTTAGACAGGTCATCGTTATCCGAATTTTTTTTCTCAGCCACTACGTTAGTTATATGTTCGTGTGCCGTAGTCTTGTAAACGACTTTAGGTTTCACTGGCTCTTCTATTTCATCAACCACCGCCACAACTTCTTGGTATTGAGCTAGTGGAGATTTTCTGACAGACATCATGGTACGCCATCGTTTAGGTTGCATGGTGATCCACCCATCCTCATGCAAGCGTTTTACGATAGCATGGACAGTAGACCTAGAGGAGACTCCAACAATACCCGCTATCGCTTCTAATGACGGTCCACAGTGCTTTGTATCCCAATACTCTTCAATGGCTTCTAATACTCTTAGTTGTTTAGGTGTCATGTTCTCATTTTTTTAAAAAATATATATACCCCCTATAGGGTCCCTTGAACGTTTCCCATACATTATACGAAAATATATAGTATATATGCAAGCCTATCGAAAAAAATAGGGGGGGTACCCCTTTTATGAAAAGTTATGAAAATAATTGAGCAAAATAGTATACATAGCAAGCACGCAAAAAAATCTCTAAACGGGGGGGTGGGGAGGGGTGGGGTTAGAGATTTTAACCTTTAATATATGGGGTTTCAACGATAGTGAGTACTTACTTACTATACCTTGATCCTGTTCAACCATAGATTATCCGTTGTAGATATCTGACATCTAAGTATTGAACGTTCAATAGATGTTCAGTATATATAGTGCCTTATGAATTCAGTCCAGAAGCGGACAATATATCTTGTAGCTTGGTCTCTATCTCGTTAGCTACTTCTTCTGGTGTCCTCTCTTTGTTGGTTGTTTCTATTCTCTCAACGAATAGTCCTACGTCTGATGTCTTACCTAATAGTTCCAATGCTCTGATGCGTGCACTCTCCGCATTGAGTGGGTTCAATGCTTCCTTCTGTAGCTGTTCCAAGATCATGTGCCTTAGAGAGAGCACACTTGACTGTGCATACTCTTCCTTTCGCCTATAACCCGCCTTTAACCTTTGTGCTACCTTTGGGTTAGCTTTCAACTTACTGGCTTCACAATGAATAGCTGATGCCTTCATGCCTTTGGCATTGTAAGCTGTCCTATACGCATCACTTGCAGTACTACCTTTTAGAAGTTCTGTGATGAACTTCTCTTGTTTACTAGTCAATGGATGTATCTGTCTTATCTTGTCTTTGGTCATGCCTCAAATTGTAGCTGTACTTCGTACAGTTTGAAAGCGTCCTTCTAGGACATACATATAACGTTCACTAAATATATTTACTGCTCACTTGTAATTAATGCTTGTACTATGTGTGACGTTTCTATAATATGCACTTTGTCAGCGAGAGCTAATTCCCAATTTTGGGATAACGAGGAAGGGTTGGAATCCTTCTTGCTAGTTCACTACCATCGCTTGATAGGCTTCCTAGCTTCCTGTCGTGAGACACCAAAGAAGAAGAAGTCGAGAGTCCGAAAGACAAGGTAGCTTGGAACAAGTATCGTCATCCAAGTAAAACACCAAGTGACTTACTGCTCCAGATCGAGGAGCAACAGCAAACGAAGAATCTGAAATGAACCTTTATAGGCAAGCTTTCAAATTCAGAATTTCAAGGAATTAAAACAAGAGATATCAGCGTAGGGTTAGCAAGCAAAAATCAAATCAATACTTAGGAAGATTCGAGTATCAGAAGAGAGACACAATAGACAGTTCAAGCCTGTCAGTTATGGTTCGGATAACGTGAGACGTTTCGGGCGAGAAAGGAAGAGACTTTGAGTAGATCGGTTGAGTAGCGGAAGTGACAAGTTTGTGTGTAGCAAGCGAGAAGAAGACGGTCTTAAAAAAATTAGACCGTTTCTTTAATGGTTCGGTAACTGAATCATTAAAGAAGCGAAGTGCTTCAAATAATAATTTAGGAGATTATGACAATGGCGAAAGTAACAAATAAAACTTATGAATTTTTAGTTCAGCATTATATGGATACAGATTTAACAGTAGGTTTGAGAGATAAACCACTTTTAAGGTCAATGCAAATTGATTTTGAACAATTCAAAAACTACGTTAAAGCTCGCAAGATAGCAGAGCAAAGAAGAAAAGAAGGTTGGCAAAAATTCTTTGATGATTCGGACATGGGATATCAAAACTACATTGAGGAAATGAAAGGAATAGAAGGAAAACAAATAGCTGAAAAAATGCTAGAAAGTTCCACAATGAGTAGCTTTGCTCCAAGAGTAGCGGAGATGCCTGTAGTAACTAGAGACGACTTAGAAAAATTATTGCCAGACTATGTTTCTGGCGGAGACATATCAAAATTATTTAGGGGATAAGACTAACTGATGATGGCTTTAATAGTCGAAACACTCAAGGAAGAGTGTCTTAGTCAAATAAATTATTTAGGAGATAATCAAGATGATGATATTTAATTACGAAAGTAAAAAGCAACTGAAGGAAAATATAGGTAAATATTTAAAGTATACCGAGACTTCTTTCTTCGGAGATGAATACAAAAGCAGAGGAACTTTTACAGGTTGTAATAGACCTAGCTTACCAGAAGGAACAGGTACAAGAGAGTTCTTTGCAACTGTTACTGTGTGGAATGATGTAATTACGGAGGTTAAATAAATGGACTACGACATAGATAAGATTGTTGACGACTACTATCACGATGCAGAG